AAAGACATAAATGCGTTAGCTGCACCACTAACAGAATTGTCTACACTCCCTTGTGGGTTGGTGTTTTCACTCATTTTCTCACCTTACAGGTTGTTAAAAAAACTTAATCCTCTTTTTCTCGATTTCGTCATCATGCGCGATTGATCGGATTGAGGCTTCAAAATCTTCTATGGCTCGGAGTTTGACTAGGGCTTTTTCTCTGCCTTCTACATCATCCTCGTTAGAGCCAAATATATACGACTTATAGACCTCTTTTTGAGCATCTAGTAGCTCAATAAAGAAGTCATCCATCAATAATGTTTTTGCTCGGTCTACCTTGTTCATCCAGGGATTCTCACATCTCCTGTGATTTTAGCTCCGACCTGTGCTGCTTTCAACTGAGCCTCTGCCTGGAACTCTGCTGTTTTGAGTTCTAGGTTTGCTGCTGCCTTCTCTCTTTCGAGTTGGATTTGGGCTTCTGCTTTTGCTTTGGCTATTTCAATATCGTTTAATGCTTTGGCACGATCTACTTCAATCTGTGCCTGTGTCTGTGCCATCAGCGCATCTAAGGCTGGATTTGGCATAGGCTGTTGTGGTTGTGGCTGTGATAATTGGGCATCAAGCTCTGGAGGAATCTCTTTAAAGAACTCGGCTGAGTCTTTGAATCCTGCTGCCTCGATAAATCTGCCCAAAGTATTGCGATACTGACCCACAGTTACTAACGGATTAGCAAAGCCTTGCGTTGACAAGATTTGCTCTTGTTTCTGTAGAACCATTGCTGCCATTGCCATCTGTTGATCCTTGCTACCAGTTCCTAGACCTACATTGGTCATCAGGTCGTAGTTGTTTGTCCACTCTCTTGGATCAATTGAGACATATTTGCCACGAATACGCACGACTCTTGGCTTGTCCTGATACTTTAACAAGAGATGGAAAATGCCATTAAACAGGTCTTTTACCCCTGTCTCGGCAAAGATACGAGCAATCATCTCAATCTTACCTGCGCCTGCCTGTTGCATCGCTGCAATCGCTGTGGCTGTGGTGTTTTGTAGAATGTTAGGGTCTAAGCCCTGACTTGTTTGTGTAACACCTGACCGCTTTTGTAGAACCTGATCCATGTAATCCAACATGGGGAACGACTGCGCTGCTGTAGGAGGAACTGTCAATGGCTGAACTGCGCCTTGAGACTTCATCCGCACCACCCCATTGGGTGCGACTGTCAGAAGGTCATCCATGTTTACCTGACCATCTAACGCTGTCATGCGTGGCATATTGGTCAAGTAGAGGTTATCTAAGATCTGGCGAGTAATCGTGGACTTGATTAACTGAATGTCCATTGCTCGATCTGCCAAACTCTGCCCAAAGAACTTATGAGGCATTGGGATTGGGCAAATACTCGCGAATGGAATGTGATCAAACTCCTCGTTATCTAGAATCTTGTCTCCAGCATAAGTAACCTTGCGGAGTTCTGCGACTCCATCACCATCAAAGTCGGTGCGGATATAGCACTCGAATACTTCTACATCTTGCATTGAGAAGTCTAGTGTCTGTGTCTCGTCTGGCATCTCGCCCTGACTGAAACGGGCTACTCTCTCAGGTGTGTAGGTAAGATCGTTGTAAGCAGGAAGTGTGTCTACGATGTCTTTAGCGTATCCAGCAGCCACTAAGTCAGAACGAGTCATCAATGTTCTGTGGGCTACGAAACGAGCATCTTTTAGGCTCTTGTCTCGCTTGGCAATCAAGAACTCCTCAGGAGGCACATTTTCTACACGAACACGACCTACATCTTTTTTCTTTTTGACTACAACATTGTAGGAAAGGATTGGCATACCCATTGGGTCTACACCAACTTCATCTGTCTCTTGGCTAATAAGTTCCATAGAACCATCAGCAAACAAGAGAGTCAATTCTTCTGCGTTTAAGCCTTCATACTTCTCTTTTGTGGTGTCCTCTGCTTCTTCCCACCAGTATTTGACAATACCATTCTTTTGTAGAAGTGCATCCTTAAACCAATCGTGCATCAGGATAATGCCTGGATTGTCCTCAAAGAATACAAGGTTGCAGAGTTCGGTAGCTTGTTTAGCACCTTCTTCATCGCCTGGCATCCGAGGCTCAAAACGGACTAACTCATCGGAGGCTGTAAATACTCGGAGTAGCTGTGGCAATGCACCATCAACGACTTCGGCTACTTCGCCTGTGACGATTTGGCTACGACCTTCTACTTCGTTACCATAGGGATAACGATTGTAGTAATTGATCGCCTTTGTCCGTTGCTCGATAGTCTCTGTCTCTACATAACCGATAGCATCTTCGATCTCTGCTTCGACAATGACTTTTAGTTTCTGTTCATCCATTTATACGATCCATGAAGTTTTTACCGCAATTGGTTGCGACCAAGTAGTTGTTTGTTCCATTCCTAACGCAAGATACCTAAAGGCATCGCTTCCATGTGATGCCCAGTCGTGCAGAGGCTTATCGTAAAACACATTCCTCTTTTCGTCATACTCTCGCCTATAGTTTCTAAGGCAATCTAATCCTTGTTTGACCTGTGGCATATTAAACCAACAAGTCGGCAACATCCTTCTGACTGCCTGGATGCCATCATCTACAGAAAGTCTTGGCAGAACCCGAACATCTAATCCAGCTTCTCTCAACACTTCCAATCTACTCTTACCTGTGCCTAGCTCTCTTACCTCTACATCATGTGGCAGGAGTTGCTCTGCTTTATGCCAGTTGTTCTCTTTTAGCCAGTTTACATACCAGTCGAGTCCTTGACCATGATTTTCTACATAGTCCATGATTCGTTTCTCTTGCCCTGTGGCTTGGCATACCCACAAAGCCGTAGAGTCTCCCATCCCAAGATCCCATGCAACATAGGTCTGGCATAAATCGTCTCGGTCTATATGGCACATACGACCTTTTTCTTCTAGGTCGTTTATTAGCTTTCCGTAGTAACTGCCTTCTACTGCTGCGTTAAAACTACACTCGAACTCTTGGTTGTATTTGTCATCGCCCATTTCCTTTCGGGCTGCCCAGAGTTCACCTTCATCTATTAGCTTTGTTTCGCTTGCCTTAAACTGTAATGCTGACCATCCTTCTTCTTGGCTTGCTCTGTCGAATAGTTCTTTAAAATGGTTGTTGCCTTTAGGAGTGCCAATAAACAGACACCATCCTTTGCGATCTGCTAGGGCTGGTCGGATGATCTCGTTCCAGATCTTAGGATTCTGGTCTCCAATCTCATCTAAGACCACTCCATCAAAATACTGTCCTCGTAGAGAATCTGGGTTATCTGATCCGTATAGTTGGATTCTTCTTCCGTAAAAGTCTACTCTTAATTCCGCAATATTTGCTTTTGCTTCGAACGGAGTTGCAAAGTGTGTCAGGTAATCCCATGCTACCCTTTTAGCTTGGCTATATGTCGGTGCTATATACGCATACCGAGGATTAGGCTTATTGTTCTCCATAGCAGCCTTTATGGTTTCATTTAGGGCTGCGACTGTCTTTCCCATCCTGCGATGGGCTACTGCCACCACAAAGCGATTACTTTCCATTGCCTCGTGGATTTGATTTTGTGGGTCTCTAGGTTTGTAAGGAACTTTGACTTTTACTTCGACAAATTCCTCTACCTGTTCTACTTCTCCCAAGAAACCACCATTTTTATTGGAGTGCTATCTGATCCACCAATTTCTGTAGTGTTTACAGGCTTGCCATCTACTCGATCCATTACTTCCTTTACTGCCCAAGGCTCACCATCCATAGCTGCCTTGACTAAAGTATCTGTAATCTTTCTGAGTGTCTTGCGATCTTCTTGCACTAATGCAATTCGCAAGGATTCATAGAATAGTCTGCCTTTCTTAGCATTTTGGTTGCCAGGCTGACCTCCTCCTTTATCACTCGATACGAGTGGTAAGTTTTTGTTTTCTGTAGCGTTTTCCATTCCATTCCTCGATGGGTTGATGGTTGATGTTGTTGCTATTCTACAACATTTAATGAACTGTTGGTTGTCTTGCTTTAAAGTAAATCTCGTCTGCCTCGATCTTTTCTGCGATCTCTAGCATGAATTTGTAGATTATTCTGAGTTCTGCTGCTTTGTGGTCAAACGATTGAAATCTTGTAGGACAGTTACTTATTTCTACAATTGCGACTGTTGTCATGCCTTTACCAAGATTACTTTCATGCTATCTATCATTCTCGGTAGGATCGTTAGCATATGTTGTGCGATGTCCATTTCTTGCGCTAGTTTGCTTTTGACAAACTCAATGCTTTGTAGATTGAATCTGTCTTTCCATCCAAGATACCAATGCCAATCTGTATAGTAGAGCCAACTGTTTTCGTTAAATGCTCTGACATGGGTTGGATCTTGCCATGCGCCCAAACTGAGGTCATATGGCACTTGGATGTGGAACTCTCCATTTTCTACAAGTAGATCCTTGCAGTTTGCCATTGCTGTTACTAAATCAGGAATATGTTCTAAAACATCGTTTGCGATGATTTTGTCGAACATTCCTTTTTCTACTTTTATCTCTCCGAATCTTGTAGAGATTATGTCCCCAAATGGGACTTTGGTAATGTCTAACACCCAGTCAGGGTTCTTAATTGCTTGAATGTCTGCGTTTAGACAATCTTGCCTAAAGTCTTTGCCACTACCTAAATTCAAGTGCTTTGGATATGAACTCATCTATGTTATCTGAACAGAGTAAAGGTATAAGTTCTTGGATTCTATCATCTGGTAGATCCCACCAGGCACTTTTATTTAATTGCTCGATCTGTTGGTCTGTAAAGCGTTTCTTGATTATCTTGGCTGGATTGCCTGCGACTACGCAATAATCAGGAACATCCTTATGCACTACTGCTTTTGCTGCGACTACTGCTCCGTTGCCGATATTAACTCCAGACATAATCGTGCATTGAGAGCCTAGCCATACATCGTT